TCAGTAAGACCACTTCCTCCAGATTGTCTTCCTCTAAAATTGATTGGCCAAGAACTACCAGATCCAGATGGAGCACCGATAATAGTTAATCCTTCTCCAGCTCCATCCCAGAAATCAGCCCAACTAGTAGTTCCAGTTATGGATAATCTATCACCACTAAAGTATGCTTTATCACTACCGTATAGATTACTACGAGGAACCTCGTATCTCAGTCCAGTAACCCAACTACTAACAGTCAATCCACCACCAACGTAAGTATCACCATTAACAGTTAATGCAATACCAGCAGAAGAACTAGTAGTATTGATACCAAGTATTTTTGTTGTACTAATACCAGTAGCATCACCTACCCATCTACCAGCACCACCTAGACCAGTAAGATTTCCACCATCACCAAAGTAAGTAACAACACCAGTACCAGCAGTTACAATACCAGAATGAATATAAACATCTCCATGAACAACAGTATCTCCCTTAATCGTTGTAATTCCTGTTATAGACGCACCACCACCAACTCTTATATCTCCACCATTTAAGTTAATCGATCCATTAAATGTCGCAACGTTAGCATCACCCGTACTTTCTCCAGCACCAACTTGCAATTTACCAGCAACTAATTGACTAGTTCCTGTAGAACCCAAATTAGTTCCATCGCCAAGATAGGTATATACCTCATCAAAATTGGCATTGGATTTAGTACCAGCTTGATTCAGGGTATCACCAGTACCATCATTTGCACTTGTTCCTGTTGATATACCTAGTTTGGCCATCCTTATTCCCTAGTTTATAAAGTATTTAGACTATGTAATTGATTGATCTAAGAGGTTCAAATCTTCTTACAATCGAAGAAGTATGAATACCCGTGGCAGATGTAGAAGTTTCTCCTACACCAATACCATTACCACCGTAGAATTTATAATTATTTTGTAATTTAGACTTGGTTTGCAACTTACCCCAACTATAGTTTCCAATCCCTACAGGAGTGTTAACAGTACCGTCATAAGTACTACCAGATCCAGCTACAGCATTATCCATAGTATATATCTCACTATCCATCGTGATATATGAAGAATCGAAGGTAATTGTAGACATTCCAGTAATTCTAGAACGTACTCTTCTTACCATTGTTACTCCAACACCAGGAAGATTGACATGCTTATTTTCTACATTATTAACACAGTAAACATTATCTACAAATCCAGTTCCTATTGCAACAACAGTATCATTTAGATCATATGATCTTATTACTGTTTCTGCTATACCAACCGTAGAGTTTCTAACAACAAAGTAATCACCCAACTGAATTTGACTTAATGTAATAGCAGATCCAACTATAGATGCATCACGTAAGTCAGAATCTAATGGAATATGGAAATCGAATAATAAACTATCACTATTAGCAATAGTTGTAGTACCAAATCCAACAATTGTTCCAGAATCACCTGCGAACCAGTTAATTGGTTTTGTTTCTTCAGTCAATGTTGGAGGAGCAATAAGAACCTGTGGTACAGAAGTGTAACCATTACCACTGTAAGCAATAGAAACAGCAGAAATAGATCCTGTATTGTTTATAGTTGCAGTAGCAAGAGCAGTAGATCCAATTCCAATTGGGTTTTGTATAGAAACAGTAGGTGTGGTAGTATATCCTACACCACCATCAGTAACAGTTACTGAAACTATTCCATCATCAGAAAGTGTTGCTGTTGCGGATGCTCCAATTTGAGTCTCCATATCAACGAAAGTAACCTTCTTCTGGAATAATAAGTAAGGATCAACGTTATTCTCATTTCTACCATCAAATATTGGTCTTAAATTATCAACATAAACCTCAGTAGATCCAGCAGAAATTGGTCTAGTTATATAAGCAGATGGAGAAATAACAGGTTCATACAATTCTCTTGCCTTACCAACTTGTGTTTCGTCAATAATCTTATCTTCAGTTTGACGACACCAGATAACTGGTCTTAATAAATTACCATCATCAGTATTACCTGGACCTGGATATGGATCTGTTTGAGCAGTATCAATTGATATTATTTGAGTAGCAACTCTTTCCTCTTCAGTCATATAATATGGTTGATCTTTTTCAGGATCATTTTCAATCTGTAAGGAATCACCACGTTTAACCGTATCAATAATATTTCTAAAGACCACATCAACATCACCACTTCCTTTATAGAATAAGATCTTAGAAGTATCACCTTTCTTAGGTGCTTCACCAAAGGTAATTACACTACCACCAGCAAATCTAAATCCTTTACCAGGAACTTGTAATATATCATTAACGAATACTAATAGAGTATCCTCAACATTGATATTAGATCCTTCTGCGGATTTAATTGCTATAAGATTACCGCCAACTTTTATTGGGAAGTTAACTCTCTTAGCATCAAATAGATGATCAACATTGTCTAAGGTTTGTAACATACCCATAGACCAACCGTTAAATTCGTCAGTGAATATATCCTGAACAGTGAGTTGGAATTCATCAAAGTCGGATGTTGTTGGAATACCTAAAGTACCACCAGAAGAAACAGTTAATGTCTCACCAACACCATAACGATATCCACTATTATTAATAGAGAAACTAATAACACTAGAACCTTGTCCGACAATAATATCGGCAGTAGCATATGTTCCTACACCTGCTGCTGCAGATCCACTGTAAACCAATGGAATATTGGAGTATGAAAGAGGATCATCAATAATAACATCTAGATATGGATCAACTTTACCGCCTCTTGCATATAGGTGATGACGTGTTGATAATCCACTATTAACCTCAAATGATGTACTATCAAGTACCTTAACAACTACACTACCATCAACAGCAGGGTCAACACCACTAGGAGAAAGATTCTTTGCTCTAGGTGCAACAATTGCTTGCTGAACAACTCCACCAGACTTATAGAATGTTGGTACAGTAGAAACTCCGATGTTAACAGAAAGTACTGTTGAACCAACACTAACTGCATTTGCTACTGTTCCACCAACATAAATGTGATTGTAATTACCACCACTCTTAACTGCTCCAGCAGTAGCACTAATAAAGGTATGAGGATAATTATGACTAATAGCACCTTGACCACCATTAACATTAATCATAATAGTAGTTGTAGTAACTGCTAGAATTTCTAATGAAGTATTGTACGCATAATCAGCACCACCTGTTGTATTAGCACCAGATGCACGAGGATATGTTCTATTCTGAACTCCAGCATTGTTACATGAGAAGTTTAATGAATTAGCAACAAGTCTAATACCTTCACCAGGAGATAATGTATGAAGACCAATTGTCAATTCCATTTCACCAGAATCTGGATTATAAGTCGCATCTGTTACATTATGACTTACTTCAGGAGTTGTTCCAACATTTAATGTGATTGTACCAGCAGATTGATTAGCACTATCAACAGTAACAAATTTGTCATGTATAGGATCAGTTACTCTTGGATATGTGTGAGTAGATGAATTACTATCCATAGCACAAGTAAATGCTAATGAATCTGTCTTAATTTTAACGGAATCATTTATTTTTATTCCATGATTAGTACCAACTGTTAGAACCAAATTACCATTAGATGGTATGTAAGTTGCATTAGTAACATTCTTCTGAACTAAATTACCAATACCAATAACATCTACTCCATTGTAAGTAGGATCTGGTTTTCTTGGATACTTGTGCTGAGTTGCATTTCCATCTTTAGTACATGTAAATGTTAAAGATTCGGTAGTAATACCAATATTTGTACCAGTAGTTAATGAATGAGGCTCACTAAGAGTCATTGTCATAATACCAGTAGATGCAGTGTAATCTGCATTAGTTACTGTGTAATTTACAGAAGTACTAATTCCAACATCAAGAGTAATTGTATCACTGGTTGTATCTGTAATTGGTACAGATGTTTGATAGATTGGGTCAGTTCCTCTTGGATAAGTATGAGGACTTGCATAATCATCCATTGAACAAGTAAATGCCAAACTATCATCTGCAATTCTGATAGATTCACCTGCTCTGGTTATTCCACCTGCAGTAGCAGATTGGAACGTATGGGCAGTTACATTAGTAGAAGGAATTTCATCTACGACTCTAACTGCAAAAGTATTTGTAGTTACATTAAACACTGGTAACCACTTATTACTTGCAGGATCAGCTTCTACAACACCACTACCTTTATGAACTGCTGTTCTTGGGTATGAGTGATCAGAAGAGAAACCATCTTGATCACAACGGAATATAATTGAATTATCTGCAATCTTAACTCTATCTCCATTAGACATTAAATGAGGGAATCCAGAAGTTGTCATAGTCATGATTCCAGAAACTGGATCATAATCAGCATCAGTGATAGTAAGTGAGGAAGATCCATTTAATGAATGATTTCCAATTGTCAATACCAACTTACCAGTAGACCCTGTATAAGTTGCATCAGTAACATCATACTTAACTAAAGGTGATTTACCAACATTAAGTGTAATTGTATGTTGACTTGTTCCGACAATTGCAGTTGCTATTCCTGATACTGGATCGGTTAATCTTGGATATGAATGATTTGTTGTATTTCCATCCATTCCACATGTAAATGTAACTGCATTTGCATCAACTGTAGCAGTATCATCGACTGTATAAGGATGATTAGGAATGGTAAGTACTAATTCGCCTTTTGCTGCATCATAGGTTGCATCAATTGGTGTTGTAGTTCCTATTCCAGTTACGTTAATTCCACCATCAACAGCACTTACAAATGTATGATTATAATCTCCACCAGTAACTACAGCACCAGTTGAAGCACTAACAAATCTATGAGTATGATCACCACCAGTCTTAACTGCATCAACCGCACTACCACCTGCCCAGGTATGAGCATATTGATCACTAGCACCTGCTGCACCCACATCAACAGTTATCTTACCGTTGTTATGAATTAATCCATCTTCAAGTGCAGAATGGAATACGTGAATAGTTGTATTTGATGAAGGTCTTTCAGTGAAATCTAAAACATAAACATCAAAACCATTAGCAGATACATTAGAAATCTTTAACCATCTATCAATTGAATAATCACCTTTTCTTGGATAAGAATGAACTGTCTCAAAATCATCTTTATTACATCTAAATGATATTGAATTTTCCTTAAACTTAATAAAATCATTATTAGTAAATCCATGATTAGTACTGGTAGTAACTGATATTTTACCAGTATATGGATCATATGTTGCATTACTTACTGTGTAATGTTCTCCATCATCCAATATTGTAATTGGTCTGTTATAAGCAATATCTTTTCCTCTAGGATAGATGTGTGTTGTAGCACCATTATCCATACCACAAGTCATTCCCAATCCAGTAAATATAACCTGTTTATCACTACCTATTCCATGAGAAGTAGTAGTCATTACAGTCATTATACCAGTTGTATTATCATATTCTGCACCATATATGCTAACTGCTGGTGCATAATCACAAGTAAATGCTATTCCAGAAAGAACAATCATTTCGGACTCAGATAATCCATGAGGATTAATTGTAGTTACTGTAGTAATACCATTTGTTCTTGTGTAAGTAACATTCTGAATTTCACTTGGGGCATGGAAAACTTGAGGATTAGTAACTGTAATTCCAGTAACATGTCCATCAGAAACTGATGCAGTACCAATAGAAACAACTTTAGATGGAATGTTAGGTGTTGTTCTAATTCCTACGTTAACAATTGTCTGAATTCCAACCCTATATCCAGATCCACTATTACCAACACTTACTGAACCAATTGTACCTGCAATAGAGACATTAGCGGTTCCACCAGCAACAACTAATGGTTGATAACCTAAACCTTCTTTAGATCCAACTGAGACGATTACACCGCCTCTTGGGAAGGATGAAATACCAACATCATTAGTAATAGTTCTTGCCGTACCAACAAAGGTAACCGATGTAATACCAGCACTCTGCTCTAAGAAGTAATCACCTACAAGTCCTGGTTCCTGGAAGATATCATTAATAAGAACAATAGCATTATCTTGTTCAACACCAGTAAAGTTACCTCCCGATGTTTTTAATGTAAATGTACTGTCAATAGCATCAAATTCAGAAGAAATATCATCAAAAATAAAGTTATTACTATACGCTTCTGATGAAGTATCAGGAATACCTGAACGCATAAAGGATCTTCCTTGGAAACTTGATCCAGTCTCGATACCTACCCAATCCCTCTCATCAGGTTCATTTGTTGTAGAACTAAATGGTACATTACCATAAGGTGCTTCTACGAAGTTAAGTACATTATCAACAATATTATAATTACCCTGAACCTTAGTTACTAATGCACTAGTTGCAGCATATCCAACTTTAGTACCTAACCAAGGTCTACGTACTCTTATACCATTAGCAGTTCCAATACCTACACCTTCTACCTTCATTATCTCATCACCAATCTTAATCAAATCTCCACCAAATATAGAAGTAATACTACCAACCTGTACTAGATTATCTGTAGTGAATAATTGTTGATCTAAATGTGTTGTTAATGCTGTAGATACAACTGGAGACTGAATAATGTTATCAAGAGCAACAAGAACCTTTGTATTCTGCCTTTCAGTAACAAATTTCATTGTTGTACCAATACCAACACTGGTAATATCAAGAATTTCGGGTGTACCTAGAAGTGCGTTTTCTGCAGTTGCTGCTAACTTAATTTTCTCCTCATCAACCTTAACAGCATAAACTGTACGGGGAAGTTTATCAGTTGCACCAATACCAGAGATAGTTTCAGTAGCAATACCAATATTAGTACTACTTCCCAATCCAATAGGTTCATATGTAAGTTTTTCACCAGTAACAAAGTAATGGTTTGGTAATTTAATAGTATTATCTAAAATACTAATAATTTCAGTATCACTTCCATCAAATTCTCTCTCGAAAATAGGATAGTTATTATGTGTTAAATTAAATGCTCTCTTAATATCACTATGAGTACCTTCATAAGTACCAGATTCAGACTGAATTAGTGCGTTATCAAATAGAATTTGATCTTGCAAATCATCCTGGACCTTAAGGGCATTCATGAAATATGTTACTCTCGTTCCTATATGAGCAGGAGGAGTAAATGTTACTTCTACATATGAAGTTCCACCTGGATTCTTATCAAGTCTATAACCAAATGTACCCAATCCAGCAACATCATTATGACTTAGAATTCCCCATTCTGCTTCGTATACTTCACCAGTTTGCAATCCTTCATTATAATCATCAATAATCATATGTTCACTGAAGTATCTTATGGCACTAGCAGTACCTACAGAACCAGTTTCAACAAATGCCATGAAGTATGCACCATCATATCCATCAGTATTTGGATCCAATTGAGTTGGATACCTCATAACAACTTCTGGAGTTGGCATACCTCTTGCAGGTATAGCAACAAAATCGCTCTCTAAACGAGCATGTTTCATATTAATTTGTGTTCCAAAACCAGAAAGATTTTCATTAAGTTCCTTATAGATGCAGTTAATTACAGTAAGAACTCTAAAGAACTGCTGTCCTGTTCCTGAAGTTGTAAGATCTATCGGTATATTTTCTTTTGCATTCTCTTCAGTTGTTGCTAATTGGATAAGATCTTCACTTACATTAATAACATAATAAGTTGTACCACTAATAAGACCACCTATCGATAACGCACCTTCCGTATACTTTAATCCAGATCCTGTTGACAATCTATGATTTATCATAGTGATTGTGTCATCAGTATCATTAACTTCAGAAGGTTCTACTGTAAATAACCTATTAGTTGCAGGATATGGAACAAAGTCAATCTTACACTTAGCACCATCGGTATATGCCCAATACGTTCCCATACCAGCACTAGCAACTTCCCCAACATCAGTGGTTATTTGAGGATACTCGATTATATCAATCCCACCAAATGCATCAACTATAAAATTAAGTTCATCCATTTCATATTCATTACTTGATCCTGTAATTTCTACAAGAACCTTTCCACCAAGAGTATAATTGTAATCAAACTCAGCAATAGTAGTAGTTCCACTAGAAATGTCAAAACTACCAGTATCAATTGTAGTTTTTCCAATAGTTGTTGTACCAATTCCTGCTAAATTATCATCAATATTGTAGGATAAGCATGTAATATCAAAATCATTTACAGTGCTTCTTGTTGGATAGAATAATAACTGTCCATCAGTTCCTTGTATTGTAAAATCAAATGTTCCAAGATCATATTCAGTCTCCACTCTTGCATATTGACTGATATAAGCATTATAACTGTCGTTAACAATGTCAACGATCATAATTTGTCTTTCATCAAGATATCTCTTATCTCTAACGTAAGTAATATACTTCTGTGCTCTTACATCTGATAATGTAAAGTTACTTACTACACTAAATGGAGTAGGTCTAGGATTACTATTAAATGTAGGACTTATATCATCAATAGAAAGTACTCTATTACCAATAGACTCAAAATAATCAGTAAGTGTTTTACTTGTAAATCTTATTTCATTAGAAAGTGTGTTATTGCCAATTTGTAATGAATTTTCACTAACTAAATCAAAATCATGAACACAATTTAAGTTACCAACTCCAATACACTCTGATACAACATCAGAATATGTAAGAGCAGTAGTTACACCAATAACCATAGATGCAGGTACATGGTTCTCAACACCTGTACCGCCACCCTTAATATAATACCCAGAACCACCTTCAGGTAATGAAGAATCAGAAATTACTTCATAATCAGAATATTTCTTAAATCCTAATGTATGATTTAATGTAGATACTACATCTTGCCAGGTATCATATGCAATTCTAGATTTTAATGAATATGAGAAATTTTGATAATACAAACTATCTTGTATTCTTTGTTGATTATCATCCAAGAATCCAGAATTAGATTCCCATCCACTGGATATTTTTGATGAAACATCCAATTTCATACTAGAATCAAATGTTCTTATAGAAGATGTAATTCCAGATGCAGCAGAAGACGCACCAGTAACTTGCTGATCAGTAACAAATTTATCATTAGAAATAACTTTTAATACTCCAGTAATAGGATCCCAGGATTCTACAGTACCAGTAGCACTAGATGATACTAAAAATTCATTCTTAAAGAAATCATTATTCTTTAATGTAACATCAAATATTGGAAAATCTCTTTCAGGAATTACTCTACCAACAGAATTAATTGGGTCATATTGTCCTGGTTCCTGTCCAGAAGGTAACATTCCTTCTAGATTAAAGAATATAGATCCAATACCACCAAGATTTGGAGTAGTCTTACTGACAGTAAACATCTTATAGTCATATGCTGATGAGTTGAATCCAAATCCAGTAGACCCAACACCAACACTAACATTTTCAATTAAGAACTGAGTTCCAATCTCAAATGGGAATACGTCACTAAATCCAGTATTAAATCCAATTACAACTTCTTTAGTTGCTGTAGTAAATCCTATTGTAGCAATACCAACTCCATTAGTATTGTTAATCGGCAAAATTATTGGTGGAACAGGACTAACATTAGACTTATTTTTAATTACTGATACCTGATTATCTCCCAATTTATATTTTAATTCAATATCATCAACTCTTTTCTTAGTTGCTCCATCAAAAACTAATAAAGTAGGTGCTTTAATATACCCATTACCCACAGAAGTAATACCAACAGATTCTATTCTAGAAAGTGAATTTAAGAATAATGTTTGAGGTAAATTTGTAGTTGGTCTTAAAGTAGAATCTGATGGGAAATCAAATCCAATATCATTAACTTTAGTAGTCTTAATTTGACCAATAGAAGTACTAACTGGGGTAACCATTGCACCACTACCTAAAATTGATGCAACTGAAGTAATACCAGGTAATGAATAGTAATTAGCACCACCATTCACAATACTAATTTCAGCAATACTACCAACAGCACTTCTTGATGAGGTTTTATATGACAATTCTGGATTTTCATTCTTATATGATGTTACTTCAGGTAATGAACCAACTGTAAAATCAAATTTATTAGTATCTCCAATAGAAACTATTCTATTTCCACTAAAGAAACTATCTTGAACTGATATTTTATTATTATCAAATACTTCAATATCAGACTTAATTTCTTCTTTAACTGGTGGAAGATCTGTTTCATATAATGGAGATAAGTTATAGTGAATTGAATCAGGAGAATACTTATCTATTGCTATAGTAACAGTAGCAGTTGAATTTATACCTGCTATTCCATTTCTAACAATATCAGTAACTCTATTATTCCAAGGTTCAGTAAAATTAATATCAGTAAAGAAATCAAGCTCAAATGCTGAATATGGTTGAGAATCTCTTATAAATGCTAAACTAGAATCTCCAACATCAAATACAACTTTAGAATCTTTATATGCTTTAATTGGAGGATTTATAGGACCAATATTTCCTGCAGTTGCACTTGTAATATTAACGAACTTAGGTGTAAATTGTTGTGCTTCCCAAAGGGTAAGACATAATTTAATTGTATCAGTATCTTGGACATAGAGATAATATATTCTATTATTCTCTAATCCACCAGCAGGACTTATAGCAGTATAAACAACCTTTTGTTTAGTTACAAATCCATGATTTTTTATTGTAATTGAATCTTTTTCAATATTAACATCAGTATCTGCAAATGCTACTTCATTAACAATAAGTTTTCTATTAAAATCATTATACTTAACAAAATAAGTAGATGCAACACCTGGATTTACGTTAACAATTACTTCATCACCATTTGATAAACCATGGCTTTCTTCTAATGCAGCAGTTGTTAAATGTCTAGTTACAGTTGCTGTAATTGGTTCGTAATTTGTCTTAAGACTATGAGCCTCAAATGGATTAGAAGGTGCAGTAAATAGTAGCGTTGTAGACTGCTTATATGCCTCTGCAAGACCTTGGAAAGTACCTGTGCTACCAATACCAACCTTAACAGTAGATAACCCAATTAAGTTATCATTTATCTTTGCAACAAATAATTTTTTACCATCTTCTAGAGGACCAGGTGTTGATACATTATAGAAACCTGCTGTTATAACACCAACCGTAGCAATACCAATTCCCTCTACACCCTCAAAAATAGGAGGAGCAGGAGAATAAGTTACTTCATCTCCAGTATTCAATTTATGTCCTGGTAGATAAATTGCTCTTGATGCGATATGTAATATAGTTGCTCCTGCTCCTGGATTATTAATATATGCAGTATGAGATAATCCAACCGTAAGACCGAATCCAACACTTTCTGCAGGATCAAAATAATATTGTGTATTCTTTTTACCTGTAAATGAAGTACTTAATCCCGCAGGTATAGTAAATCTCTTTGATTCTTCTACAATTGGAGTATTAGTCTGAAGTGAAGAATTTGTAGAAAGACCAGGATCTACATTAACATTTCTTATAACTCTTATTCTAGAAGATCTTTCATCCTTATTAATTATTTGAATCCTTTCTGGTTGGTCTAAAAATCCTGCACTATCACCAACCTCAAAAGTATCATTAATACTCACCCAATCAAAATTACCCTTAGCATTAAAGTAAGTAATAATTCCAGTCATTTCTATATTAGAAGCACCAACAACTGTTGTTCCTAATCCAACTAAAGTAAATGATCCTGTTTCAACTTTTATAGGATATACTCCTTCTATACCAGAAGATGTGGTAGATATACCACTAACACTTACTAAATTACCATTTAAGAAATTATGAGGTTCATTAGTAAGTATTTCATAAGAATTTGATGGATATATTTCACAATCTGTAATTGTTGAAGTAGCAACACTAATAGTATCAAATCTCTTACCTTCTACCATAGTAACTCTGGCAGAAGCTCCTGATCCCTTTGTACCTAAATTGTCAAAATGAATTGTATCACCTACACTATAATTTTTACCACCTGTTTCAATTCCAATAGATTCTATTTTACCTGGAGCAACACCTGTAATATCTACAGTTTGCTTTAGATTATTCGGTAAAGAAATATACCCATAATCTATACCATTTTCATGTAAGTTATTTGGAGTAGTATTTCTTACCCAATTAGATCTATTGATATCATATTCATCTTGATTTGATTTCTTATCAAAGTTAAATGTATTAGGTTTTGACTTAAATTTATCACCAATTAAATAAGGGAATGAAGGTTGCTTATATCCAACAAATTGACCAGAAGTTGCAATATCTTCCTCAACAGTTGCAAAATATGCATAAACACCTTCTGGAAATTCAGGAGTTACGCAGAATCTACCATTATTTTCATCAAGAACTGTCTCATCTGAGACTTTTTGATACTTATAATCCTCAACAAAGAATCCTTCAGGTGCAAATGGAGGTCTATTTGCTAATGATATTGCATCTCTACTATTATATCCAGATTTCATCTGAGCAATTATTCCACCAGCTTTTGTTATGTAACCATATGGACCATAAATTGGATTACCGTCATATGCCCATCCAATAATAGGAGAGTGTTGTGACGAAGTATTTTCATTACCACCAAGATCTTTAGACAGATCATAACTGCCATACATGGTTCTACCAACCTGATCAACAGAGAATACCCTCTCTCTTAATTTTCTTGGAGCATATAAATGAGAATATTGAAGTGTTTCTTCAGAATTGATTCCATTTACCAAATATCCATCATCAACTGTAAATTTATTAATATTTCTACTAACTAAATTAACATTCCAAGATTGTAAATTAGCCCTAAAATTAGCACCACTACCAGCAGGAATTATATTAATATAGGTATTCCCTGCAGTATAATTTACACCACCCTCAACAATATTAATAGAAGATATAGAACCATCAACAATAATTGGTGTTAAAATAGCACCATTTCCAGTTCCTATTATATCTAAATCAACAGAACTATAATCTTTACCTGGATTTTTAATTAAAATATCAACAATACTACCATTATCTACAATTGCTTCTATTTGAGCATTTCTACCTCCAACTAATGTTATTAATGGTTGTTTTTCTAGATTAATAATATCAGACGATCCATAACCAACTCCATTATTAGATAATTGAACTGAAGTAAGTTCTCCTCTAACTATTGGTTGAACTTGTGCTTCATATGCTGTAGTAGTAAATCCAGATGTAACTAATTTAACTTTAATGTCTGGATAGTTAAATGAATGAGTTCCTACACCAACAGATGATAAATCTAAGTATTGATTTGTATTATAATAATAGTTGTCATAAGTACCCCCTACACCGACCTCAGATAGCTTAAATGTACTATCATCAACCTTCGTGACGTAATAGTCATTTCCGCTTGCTAGACCGCCTACAGGGGTGTCCTGAGAGGTGTATGTGATCCTTTCACCAGACCTATAACCATGACTATCAATATTAATAGTATTAAGAGATGTGCTTATTCCACTAACTCCTGTTACTCGTTTTTTATTCTCATATCCTATACCTGGATTGATAATATTAATTGATTCTATTACACTCTTATTAGAGTAAGATTTAATTATTTGATTACCTGTACCATATGAAGTAAATGTAACTGTATTAATACCAACAATTGCTTCCCATGGCTTATTATGAAGTCTAATCTTATAAGCATTAATAACATCAACATAATAGTTTGATGCTGTACTTAATCCACCAACTCCTGTTTCATTATCACTAATATAAACAATTCTTTCACCAGTTTGGAATTTATGCTTCTGGGTAAAATTAATAAGAGAATTAGCTTGACCTAATATAATTCTTTCACCCCTTTGAGTAGCATCAAATTTAACTTGATGTGGGACAAGTTTCATATTTGGAGTCAATAATGCTCCAACTCCATTACCACCACTAACAGTAATAATAGGTTTTTCATGATAATCAAAACCAGCATCAACAATTCTAACTTCTTTTACAGAACCAGATACTGATACATGTCCAGTTGCACCTATTCCTACAGTATCATCAATCTTTAAGTCTGGTGGATTAATTACATCATAATCAGATCCACTTGATAATAAATCTAAACTCTTAACTTCACCATGATATATGTAATCCCTAGATTTATAATTAAGAATTTCTACACCATTAATAAGAATACCAGTAAATCCTGCTGTTGTTTTTGTCTCTTGTCCTTCATTATTTGGAGAATCTATTTCTCTTAATATTTTTTGAGTTTCTAAAATCTTATCATTATAGATACTTTTCTGAATCTTATTATCAGTTACTGTTATTGGAGCATTATCTGGAATACTAAGATATCTGTTATTTAAAAGATCTGATTTAGATTTTGCAAGTTTTATAGTATTAAGATCAACTCTTTCAATAAAGTATATTCCTTCATCAACAAGACCAGGACCATCTACTATTCTACTAGTAGGTTGACCAGCAGAGTTAATAAAATTCTGAGTTATTTTATTAGGTGAATAGTATATCGAATCCCCAGTATAGAATGCATGATCCTGAGATGATATTTCCCAATTAGTTCCACTAAAAGTTCCACTAAAAGTGACTGAATGATCATAAGCATCTAATGGTTGTGTACCGTAAGAAGGTATTGATGGTGATGCAACCAATAACTTATCATTATCCAAATAAACATTCTGTATATCAGTAGAAAATACTGAAATACCTGCACCAATTGCATTACTACCACTAGGTACTGCTTTTGATATAGTTCTTCTTATATTATAGACATCAGAAGTAGAAAGTGCTCCTTGTCCACTTATCACAAAAGATTTAGAAGAAGAAATTGATACAATTTCACATCTTCTAGGTGAACTATCTCTACCATTAAGTACTGCAGCATCACCTACCTTAAAGAAATGATCTTTATTTAAGGTAATTTCCCAAGTTTGGTCAGAAGCATCAACTAACTCAAATGAATTTACTATGTAAGCAGGGCATCCATTATAAAACCAATTATTAGACTTAAATCCAGTAGCACCAATACCTAATGTATTAATTTTTATTTTATCACCAGAATTATACCCATAAGCATCAGAATCAAAGTCTAAAGAATTAATAACAGAATTTATCTTTATTTTAATAACGTTATTCTGATTTTTAGAAGAATAACCATATGCATAAGTGTTTATACCAACATCAGTACCATCTAATATAACTCCATTTAGATTTGTGCATCCATAGAACTGTGTTAATGACTTTGAGCTATAAGATACGATTCCAACCGATAAATTTTTATATTGTATTGATAATTCACCACTATTTGGGAATCCTACTGTAGAATCTACGTCTAAAACAGTAGTTCCTATACCAACATTACCTATTACTCTGGTTTTAGAATGAACAGAAAACTTACCATAGATTGAACCATCGGTCATTCCACTCCTACTATAACCAGAATCTACAGCAAGCTTGTAAAATGTCTTACCAACACCAGCAGTTCCTGTAGATACTTTCTCAACATATGTTATTGGAGCATATGCTTTAGTGATAGTATCTTCATATGGATCCTGGAATAAGGTAGCAGTACCTAATTCTTCAGGATCACCAGAAAAACTTTCTACTATAAAGTTGTCTGCAACCTTATAATTGGCATTTGATGGTGTAAAAAGGTTATCTCTAGGCTTTATAACATTTACATCTTGGTCATAAAGTGCCTTAAAGAGTATCTTAAATGACTTATCAGTACCTTTAGATGAATAAAAATCACTTGCTTGCTTAATAAAGACGTTTTGATTAAGATTTGGTGTTAATTCTCTTTCACCAATACCTGGTAATATTTGCTGTTTTGTCTTTGTTAAGAATTTTTTTAAGAATAATACACTTAAATTCTCTATTTCAGTACCTTTTGAGTGTGCTTGCCTCTCAGTACTCTTAAAAACTAAATTTTCTGCGTTTGCTTCTTCAGTATAAGAGGTAATACCACAAAATCCTCTATGACAATTGACAAAAGTTGTTATTGTTTTACTTTCATAAGTTATAATTTCATCATCTATCTTAATTAAACCATAAGAATCGGGAAATCCATTGGTTCCTTCAGGTGTTTTTATTAAATCTACAACAATATCAGTATCAGTAATCCCTACATCAGTACCCAAAACAATAGAATCTACTGTATTTGTAGTATTATCAATCTTAACATACTTATCAATATTCTGTATCAGGTCAACAGGAGCACCATCAAACTCTTGAGCAATGTAATATTGCTTTAAGAAGTCATTAATTAGAGGATAATCTTCCTTAACATAAGCAGGAAGTTGATTTTCAACTATATTATTAAACTGTATTCTTTTATCTGTGGTGGATATCATTTATTTTAGTATGCAGATGTAGTTGATGTAGTAGTTTCTCCTCTAACCAAAGTTCCATTCTGATAACTAGAGGTTACAATATAATTAGATGCTGCAGGGTCGAGTCCTGATGAGATTTCATCAACAATTGGCTCAAATTTACTGTTACTTGTATCTAATTGTAGGTATAAATCCTGCAATCCAATCACGTCATTGGATTTAGGACAAGCAGAGATCTCAAGAATTGCTTGACCATCTTTAAGTTTACCCGAAGTTATGTTAATTGGGTTCAACGTCACTATTCCCTTAGTATAATTTATATACCCAACGTTACGTCTAATTATGGTAGGTGATGTTGAATTGACATTAGGAACAGAAAATAGGAATAATGTACCAGTTTCTCCATTCGTATCAGGAATATCCGACAAATATACGTTATAATCAAGTCCAGATACCTTAAATGCAGAAGATTTAATGTTATAACCACTCATACTCTTGATATAGAAGGCATTTCCGAACCCAACAGAGTACTCTGCAAAGGAGTTTGTTACTAATCTAAGGTCTCTTCTTACCTGGACAGTAGTAATGTTAGATGTAACAGACTCATGACTCTGATCAATGATGTTTAGGAACTTACTATACTTAAATCTTGCTCCATATTTGTTCAATTCGGTAGAATCTGCATATCGTGTAGTATTATTTGACACAATTGAAGAAACTTCTTCGGCATTTCCAACCAAATTACTGTTATAATAGATTTTTGAGTCAATTTCAACGTAAAGATACTTAAGATCCAGGATTTCTGGGACAATTCCTGCTACTGCATACTTTTTCAATTTTAATTTTATCTGTTCTTTCACTAAATTTGGTAAAAAATCACCAAATCTGGGTTTTATGCTGATAAAAACTTTTCCATATTGAGGTGGAATCAGTTCTTCACCACCAAAAACAGAAATTGACTCTGTTTCTGGATAAATTTTTGCTGGAACAAGTGATTCATAGTCATTTGCAGTCAAAGCACGGTTTTGAGACGCATAAACTCTAGGTGCAAACTTTTTAATTGAATCAACACCTTCAATTTCTTCTCCACCAGATCCACTTGACCCTGTTGTTAATAAAGAGATGCCATTAGCAACATTATGAACACCAGAACCTTGAATATATGTTAATCTACCACTAAATGTGAACTGATTAACTCCATTTGCTATTTCACCGTTAGAAACGATGTAACTTACGTTAATTTCTTCACCTTCTTGCAATTTTCTACCAAAAACACCATCACCAAAGAAGATTTCATACCTTTCATCGTCAATTTCTTGTACATAGAAGACTTTTGAGTCCTTATCTATCTCAAAAAGGTTATCTTGGTAAGAATACTTGAATTTTTGATTAGTTGTACCTGCTTTTATGTTAATTAAGGTAGTATCAACCCCTACATTAGGTAAAACAAACCTCTGATTTGGGTTTTGAGAAGTATATGTGTAATTTTGTGTTAAAAGTGTACCTTCATAGAGGACAATATCGTTAAATTGAGCAATTCCGTCTATTACAGGTCGTGTTATTGGTTCTAAAATCGAAAAAACGAAGGATTGGTTGCCAAATGATCCCGATGTTGATGCAACTGGTCCTGGTTGAAGGGTTATTGTTGATGGTCTAGGGGTAATATTTGATGTATTTACGAAAAAACTTATTGATGCCCTTGATGCAGTCCTTGATCTTGGTAGATATCCAATATTTCTTGCTAGAGATACTACATTTTCTCTTAAAGTTGCACTATCAATGAATACTTCATTAGATACCATGTTGGCATTATAAGAAGTAATGTAAGTATTGTATGCCAGAAGATCTATTATCGTGGATAAATTAGATCCATCAAAATCATAGTCGGTAAACTTAGAGTTTGCCCGTAAATAATCTTTAAGTGTTGTTTTAACCTGATCGAAATCAAGGTTTGAGAAATTGACTAGTGGCATTTTACCTAGTTGGCTGCAAAACGAATTGTAACTGTTGCTGTGGAACGTCTGCTCCTATAATTTGGTATATTATAGTGACATCATATGAATTACTATCATAATTAGGGTCTGCTATAACATCAACTAATTCAACCCTTGGTTCATAATTTCTAATTGATTGCTCAATTTCATCAACAATTTGGGATGCAGAGATATTATCAAGATTCTCAAAGAGAGTTCTACTTATCCTTGACCCAAAATCAGGATCAAAGGGTTTTTCACCAGGAAGAGTGAATACTATATTACGTACTGAACGTGCAATAGCATTTTCGTTCTTAATTCCTATTAAATCACCGTTCAGTGGATTAGACTGAAAGGTCATACTAATATCCTTAAAACCTTGATTGACTCTTTCTAGAGGCATTATAAAATATTGTTACTATTTTTATTATTTAGTCAAGATTTATAAAGTTCTTCATCATAGTCTAATTCATCTGTTTCATATAGGTCATTATTCACTTTATAATCAGTTTTTTTAGGTGTTATACCATCATTTGCTATCTCACGTAGCATTTTCTGATGTTGTTGGTTTGGTAGGTTGTCTAAAAAATCGTGCATAATTCTTTCCACTAAAAAAGGACTCCGAAGAGTCCTTTCTATTTATTTGCCTTGCCCCCTACTTCTTTTAGGAGCACTATTACGAGAGGAAGCGGTATATTTGGTATGCTTCCCTTTTCCTTG